TATGCGCTGAGACCATTTTGTGTTTTCTATGCCGCAGACCCTGCCTTTTAGTTTTATCTCTACCTCGTCATCAAGGTCTAAGCCTAAGCCCTCTACTACCGACAGGGGCAGGCTCACCTCGGGGTATCTTATTTTGTTCTTCTGCGCTTCAGGGCTTGTCGGGCTGTCGTATATATTTTTATCTTTCTCACCTAAGCTTTTCATTTGGTCTCCTCTGTTTAGCCCCGGGAGTCTACGATATCAGACTTCTCGTTGGATTCGTGGGCTTTGTTACTTTCATATGAGCTGTGCCTGTGAGCCTCACTGCATAAGGTGTTAAATATCGTCAGCTGGTCTTTTGCCATGTCCTTGTCTCCGCTTAGGGGCATCGCCAGTTCTGCGGCCAGCCTGTGCGATAGGGTGGTTATAAAGAAGCTGTCGAATTTTGTTACATCAGCTACGAGGTAGGTGTACTCTGCATATGCGGTCTCGCAGTCTGTCACTATTATGTTCTGGTTGGTCGTAGGGTCATAGAGTACTTCAAATTTTTCTCCTACATCCTGGTCAAGAGTGCCGGCGTTGAATACCAGGCGCACGGCTACGCATTGGGCTGGCATAGCATAGGCGTATTCGTATATCAGCGGGGTGTAGGTGGCTACCTCCGCCAGGGCTACCTGCGTTTTGGCGAAGCCCCAGTTGTATCCTCGCAGGGTCTCTTTAAGTGTGAAATCCCAGGCGCGCAGTGCGGCTTGGCATTGAACAGTTACCTCTACCAGAGATTGGATGGGCTTCGCTGCTACGTGCGATAGAGAAAGATTTATTATGCTTACTTGGGTTGGGGCAGACATGTTTTCTCCTTTATTTTTCGTTCACAGTAGGACAGGAATGCTATCCATATCAGCACTGTGTTCGCTACCCTTGTAGGAAAGTGAATGCTCATGTCTATCATTATCAATAATAGGCATAACAGCAGTAGCTTTTCTTTGCGGAGTTTATATAATAAAAACCCTAAGGCTCCTACCATAAATAAATATCCTGGATATCCGCATTCAAATAATACCTGCAAGAAGTCGTTGTGCGCTGTTTTCCAGGCGTATGTCTTCAGACCCGAGAGAGGAAAGAATATATCTTTGTATGTGCCGATGCCCCAGCCCGCTATGGGGTGTTGGTTGGCAAGTTTAATTGTGATATCCCAGACTGGTAGCCTGCTGGCCAGGGGGTTATGGAGAATTGGGTCGGTGTAAATACATAGAATTAGGACGAGTAATAGAACCGACAGTAGGACGGCTTTCCAGCTTATTCCTTTTATCGCTATTATCAATGCCAGTGCTACCAGGAGAAAACTTTCCGTCTGCATTCGGCTTCCTATTACTCCGTGCGATATTATTGTCTTGCCGGCGGAGAAGTTTAGCAGGCTGTCCTTGCCTAAGAATTGCATGGCCATAAAGAATATATTGAAAGCTACGAGGGCGAGTACGGCCTTGAATATGATATTCCAGTCCTTGATCCTGGTGCATAGGATATAAAAATAACAGCAGGCCATCAGGTTTACGTAGGCGGTGAATGCTATGTAGGGGGCTCGGCTGATAAAACAGTTTATCAGGGCTCCGATGGCTATCGCTTTTATGAATAAGTTGGTCTTGAGGAAGAGTATGCAGAAACCAGCGAAGCTCGCCAGCACTGCCATCATTACCCAGAGGTGGAAGTTCGGGTTGGGTATATGAAATGGTATCGGCGGTATGAGTGCATAAAAAATTATCAGCGTAGCGACGCCGTAGGCCTTTATTTTATCCATTAGCAAAAGGGCCGCTTTTTAGGCGGCCCCTTACCTTTGTTATGCCTGTCCTACGACTACGCTATTGGTGCCTATCACTATCCAGCCTACACTGTCGTCAACAAATAACAGTGTCGCTGAATCTAACGCCGCATCAAAGTACAAGGTCGTGAATCCTGTCTTGGTCGCTGGTGTAAGCGTAAAGGTTCCTGATCCGCTTACCGCCGTTATGAATATAGTCAGGATTTGACCGGGCGTGCCGTTTGCCAGTGTGCCGGTGGTGAAGCCGGACGCATCGGTTATGGCTTTTCTTACCAGTGAATAGCTCGTAGGGATAGTCGTTACGCTGGTTGCTATGGATGTGGCTCCGCCAAAAGTGGTTCCAGCTGCCTGTAGGTAGCTTGGCACTACTTTCTTCAGCAGGCCGTATGTGTCTGTCTCACCCCAGTTATTCGCGTCGCAATAGCCTAAGGATACTATCGCCAGCATTATAACCAAGGTCAGTAGGAATGTTCTTCTCACTTATCCTCCTTTAGGATTAGGCGGGCTCATCGCCCGCCATTATCCTCTTGGTTATTTTATCAGGTCCATAGTCTTGGCAACATCCAAGACGATGTGCGCGTCCATTGCGCCTGAATCCATTGCTGCGCTGAAAGTATAATACACTCTCAGGTACCTATAGGCTCCCGAGGGTATGACGGCGTCAAGAAGAACAACGCCTACTGCCCCTGCGGCCGTGGCCGCTCCTGCCGCGATGGTGATCGTCGGTCCGGAGATCAAGGTCTTCAGGACCGTCGCAAACCCGGAGTCTGTGTCCGTCTCCAGCTTCGCTATGATCGTTCCGCCGCCTGCGTCTACATAGGCGGTTGCGATCCTTACTCTGATCCGTGCCCCGGGCGATATGGCATCACCTGCGGCGAGTGTGTCGATGAAGCTGGCCGATGCGCCGGTGTTCAGTATCGCTTGAGCTTCGCTTAGTGCTAAATATTTGTCAAGCATGTTATTTTCTCCTTCTTCGGTTGCGTTGCTTTGGGTTATGCTATTACTGCTTCAAGGTTATGAATCTGGTCAATACGGCGAATCGGTATATCCTGGAATGCGAGGGTCGGCCTCTTTAACCCGGAGATTGGGCTCAGCCAATCATTCAGGGTTATGTAGGTATTTGACTTATTGAACAGCTTGACTCTGATCATAGCGCGAACCCTGTTATTGCAGTAGAACACTGGGCGCACGGTGCCGTTCGACGGTAGTTTGTCTATGGCGATGGACATCTGCTTCAGGAGATTGGTGGAGGTATCTGCTACGTCTCCTGCTGTTTCAAGGGCTGATATATCGATGTTGCAGATACGTACTACGTATCTCCAGTCCTTTACTGCGATACCGGCTTTCCACTGGAAGTGGGTCCTGTACGCCTGGAAGGGCTTGCCGTCGCTGTCATTGACGGTCTGCTCTCCGAGGTCTTGTACGTCTAAGCCGGCTTTGGAGCCCTTGGGGAATATTCCGGCTATGGTCGATGGTGACCATCCTACGAGCCACATCGAGGTGTTATCTGATCCTGCCCCGGCCGCTGAGATCACGTTCCCTGCGGTTGTGGTACCGGTCGTGGCATAGTACCTGGGAGCTAACCCGACGAATTCCTCCGGGTCTACTGAGGTATCGCCGTAGATCAAGGTCTTGGCGAATTCCTGGTTCATCGCCTCGATGTGCGCGATGTCTTCGGTGTACCTAAACTCAGCCGTGTTGCCGTTGAGTTTAGCCAGATCCTTGTCTATGGTGGAATAGGCTTCCATCATACCGCAGACTTCGGTGATCTGGTTGCTCTGGGATTTGGTCGAGGTAACGCCCTGGTTTAGAAGCCTCCAGGTCGGAGTAGGCAGCGATGCACGCACGGTCACCTTGTGTCCTGTGGGCAGGTTGCCTTCGATAAAGGTGATGTCATCGAGTATCTCGTTATACTCGTTGAGTGTTTCTACTACTGCGGCAATCTTGCCGTCTGGGTCTACCCTGCGCGCCCAATCTAAGAGCGTCAGTCTGTCAGATGATAATACAGCCATGTGTTTTCTCCTTTTTGGTTATGCTACGTTCTCCCTTGGTTAGGATATAAAATGTCCGCCTTGGGTTTTTCTCCTGCCGGTGTTGCCGGTGTTCCTGTCACTAACTTATCCTCCGATATCATCTTGCCGAGGTTGATCAGGTCTGTGATAAAAGCCTTATTGTTGGAGAGCCCTGATGCGTCAAGCAGTTCCCTGGTTTCCGCAGAGAGGCACTTGTCTCTTATCTTGGCGACGAATACAAGCTCTTCCTGGTATTTGGGACCAAGGGCTTTTACGGTTTCGTCGTAGTCCTTCTTCTGCATCTCCTTGAAAGCGGCAGCCTGGTTGTTCAGTTCCATGTTGCGTATCTCGATGAATTTGTCCACCAGCTTCTGCGCATTCCCTTGGGATAGCCCTACCTCTTTGAAGATAGGGGTCACCAGGTCAAGGGCGGCCTGGTTCAGGGTGACGCCTTCGGGTGCCTTGAATTCATACTTCTCGGGCACCTGCTTTGACTTGGCGTCAGCATCAGCTTTCACTTTTGCGTCCGCCTGCTCCTTTACCACTATGGCTTTCTTGGCCAGATCCTCCGCGGACAGTTGGTCCTCGGGTGTTTCAAGCAGGCGCTTATCTTCTGTTTCTTTGACCTGCTGCGCTGCTTTAGCGGCATCATCAAGGACGTTTGGTTCCCCTGGTGCTGGCGCGGCCTTGCCTGCTTCTGCAAGCAGGTTCGGGTCTGTCGGTTTTACTGCTGCTGCCCCTGGGATTGGAGTTGCAGGGGGTGTTACGATTGGTTCAGGCATCTTAATCCTCCTTGGCTTGGTTCTTAGAGTTTAAGGCGCTTAGGTACTCATTCTGCATCTTGGCGAAAGCGGTTATGTCAGTCTCGTTTATTTCTATCAGCAGGCTGAGTCCGACATTCCTTTGCCCTTCGCTAAAAGCAGTCTGGTTGGAGTTAAGGCTGAAGGAGTTATGAAATATCCCGCAGCGCCCTAACTGCCTCCAAAAATACCTGCGCCCCTCTGGCGTTTTTAATATCTTACGTAGGTCATCTATATCCTTCAGCCGTTCACGTTTCTGCTCGGCGGTTATTTTTTTAAGCTGGGCCTCTGATTCAAATACGTTCTCGTCTGGCATTATTTTCTCGTCCTCGTTGTGTTCTGCTCGATGCAGATCGCCGGGCGCTCTATCGTTCCCAGCCCATGGCTGGTTATCAGCACGCTCTCGGATGATAGAAAAGTCTTCTTGTATATCCTGCAGCGCTTATGCTGGGCGAGGGTGTTGAGTTCCTCCAGCTCTTCACAGCTGTCGCAGTATCCCGGGTTTCTTAGTATCAGTTCTGCCATGTTATTTCTGCTGCTCGTTGATTGCGCTTGTCAGTTTATCCAGGGCGCTTCCCGCGCCTACTGGGGCCTGGCTCATGCTCTTTACTGCTCCGGCGCCTTTGTTGGCGGCCTCTGCCATGGCCAGCATGCTTTCCTGTTTCTGGGCATTGGCGAGGGCATCCGCTTTCTGCTTCCTTAGGGCGGCTATCTTTTCCAGGGAGTTGATTATACTTGAGGGCACGCCCATGATCTCGGCTTTCTTTCGGTTCTTCTCGTCGAAGTTGATTATATCCAGAGAGTTGGGGTTGATGCTCGCCTCCTCCATAATGCCTGCGGCCCAGGCGTCTATGGCTTGAATCTCTATCATCTTCTGCGCTTGGGCGAGGACAGAGGTGTATTGTATCTTTATCTCCATGCCCGCTATCTCCTGCGGGGGCTCGGGGAACAACCCTTTGCGTACGCAGATAGCGAAGGTGCGCTCTATCAGGGATTTGATGAATTCGTCTCCCTGCCAGAGTTCCAGGAGCGGCCCTACCTTAGAGACTCTCTCGCTTTGTTTCTCGGCTATCTCGTAGGCAGTCACCGGCTGTCCGCTCTGCTCCGCGTTTATCATCATCAGGAACAGGTCGGCAAAGAAGAATTTCTTGATGGTCTGCTTGGTTTCGTTTATCGATGCGTCCAGGGCGGCGATGTCGAGGTTTACCTGGTAGGTTTCTTTTACGCCGGCGTTGGGAAGCTGTGCCGAGAAAGTCGTTATGCCTCCTGCCAGGGTATTCACGTCTCCTACTACGGAGGCGTCCCTCTGCAGGGGCGGATTGGTCTTTTTGTCCAGGGCTATCAGCAGGTTCTTCTTTTTCTTCTGCAGTTCCTTTACTGCGCCTAAGGCTTTCCAGCCGGAACCGCCTTTGCCGTAGGCGTCTGCGTTAGTGGTTATTTCCCAGCGGGGGGCCAGGATAGGCATCTCTTCGTATCCGCCGATGCGCAGGTAGTTGTTCCCGCCGTCTCCGTCTTCCCAGTATACCGAGCGATAGGGCATGTTTGAGTAGTCTATCATGAAGGGGATGCGGTCGTCGTTGGTCTCGATCATGTGGTTTACTTTGTGCCAGGTGTCGGGCGAGTTGCCCTGGTACTCCGCTTGCACTGTGGGCGAGCAGTTACCGATGCCGAACATCTCTACCATCTGCCCAGTCTTCATCCAGAACCTGTGGTAGAAGCCGTTCAGCCTGCCCTGGGCATCTCGGCTTAGGTAGTATTCGCCTGCGGTAAAGTTGTAGAGCCTGATTACGGTATAAAAATCTTCTTCTACGTAGGCGCATGCCGTGCTGAATACCGGCAGCTCTTTCCACATTGAGGTCAAGACGGGGTATGTGTTGGATTTCTGAAAGACGTCGCGCATGGTGTCGTGGCAGTCTTCAAGCCAGAGCCTGACGTCTTCGATTTCCATCACTGCGTCATCATCCAGGTATAGCCTGAACCACGGACGGGCTGGCGATGTGAAGCCGCTCTGCATGCCTGCCGCGAAGGTGTCTGTGTCAAGTGTTGCCTCTTCGTCTACCAGCGTCTTGTGGTCTATCTTGCTCCCCTGGTTGGGGGTTACCTCGTTGAAGAAGCCTTTTGTGGGGTATATGTAGGTTGCCAGCTCCTTCCAGGTCGGCTCCCAGCTTGCTCCCTCTGCTTTGATTGCGTTGGTGCGCTTTACCAGCTTAGTCTTATCAAGCTGTGTGTTGTAGAATTTCCCCGGGGTTATAGTCTTTACCTCTGCGTCTTTATTTACGAGTGCGCTTGGCATGGTTTAGCTCCCTAAGGTTACCTTCTTATCTCCGCTTCCCAGGTTAGGCATTAGGTCTATGCCTGTGCCTGCTACGCCTCTGGGTGAGGTCTTGACGGTTGACATATAGCCCGCCCTTATAGCTGCCAGCTTCTTGCGCTTATCAGCTGCCGCTACGGTTGTGGGCTCTGGCGACATGGGCGTGGGAAGAGGGTCTATCTTTGGCGCTGGTTCTACTGCCGGGGCTGCCGGGGTTGCCGGTGGTTCGTATTTGGGTGATCCTCCAAAGCACATGGAGCTCTCCTTTGTTAGTCTAATACGTTCTGGTTAATTTGGTCTGCTCCGACCGCCATCTCTGCTGTCTCTTGGCCGAGCTGATTTTTTTTTCTTACCGGAAAGGCAAAGGTCAGCGCCAGTGCGTCTGCGTTGCCTGGTGAGGCAAGCCCGCGCTTGCGCATGCTCTCTTTGCTTTCAAGGACGATCTGGCTCCTTAGGTTTAGGTGGCTCTCTGGGCCTGTCAGGTCGTCTATCAGTTGCTGATCCTTGGGCGTACAGCCTCCCTCTATCAGCCATTGCTTCATCAGGCCCCACATTTCTGCCCGCTTGTTAGCGAAGCCTGCCGTGTTGCTCTTGGCCCCGAAGGCTACCAGGGTCCACTTACGGTTTAGGGTCTTGCCGAATGAATATATGCCTGTGCCGTAGCCTTGGTCTATGAATACGCCGTCAGCTTTCTCTGCGTCTTCGTGCTTGGCGAGGGCGCCGGCTATCACGCTATCGTCATCGTTCTTTTGGAATTCTGCGAGCTTCTTGCTTACCAGGCCTTGGCGGAGGTATATCACTATCTTGTCTCCTCCTGTCCAGGCTGGGTCAAGCCCGATTATCTTGGATGCGTAGTAGTAGCTGTGTTCGCCTATCTTGCGCCCGGAGGCTGCCTCGGCTATGTTTGTGGGTATGAATTGCAGGTCGCTTGCCTTGGGGAATTTACCGAATATATGGACCAGAACCCAGTCGCTCTCCAGCCCTAAGTCCTCGATCCACTGCCTTACCTCTTCCTGGTTGACGAGCTGGCTGGTGCGTATATCTATCTGCCAGGTCTGCCAGCGGTGGCGGAATTTGCCCCAGCATTCGCGGAAGCGCCCGGTGTTGCGGGTTGGGTTGCCGCTTACCAGCCATATTATCTCGGTGTCTTTGTCGGTTAGGGCGCCTTCTGCTACCTCCCATATCTTGTCCGGGATGGCCGAGGCTTCGTCAAATATCAGTATTATGCGCTTGCCTTTGTTGTGCAGGCCTGCAAAAGCCTCTACGTTCTCTTCGCTCCAGGGCACTTGGTCCATGCGCCAGGTGCGCTCGTGCTCCTTGTCTTTGGCGTATATGGCGGTGGCTGTCAGTACGAACCACGGCTTGGCTATGCAGAGCCGGAACCACTTGGCGAGCTCGCTCCATGTCTTGGTGCGCAGCTGGGTGTCTGTGTTTGCGGTCACTACGCCTCTGGTGTCTGCGGCTGTGGTCATGCCCCATAGCATAATCCAGGCTACCAGGGCGCTCTTGCCTGGCCCGTTGCCTGCGCTTATGGCTATTCTTAGTACTATGCTTACGGCTTGGGTTGGGGTGATCCTCCCTGCCTGGAGTTGGGTGGTCAGGTATTGCAGGACCTCGGTCTGCCAGGTATCGGGGCCTGTGTATTTTTCCAGCTCACTGCCCGGTTCGTTCCAGGGGAAGGCGTATTTTACCCAGCCTAAGGGGTCGCGTTTGAATTTTAGGAGGCTGTCTAAGACGTCTTCTTGGAGCTTGTTTATTGCGGCGGGGTCTACGATGCCTTTGGGGGATTGGTTGCCTGTGGGCATTATGGTTGTCCTCCGGGCGGCGCTTCTTTCATTCTTTCCTCTGCGGCCTTGTAGCGCGCTGCCAGCTCGCTTAGCCCGGGTACTTCGTGTATGTCTACGAACATTTTGAGGTAGCGGCCGAGCAGTTCATAGGCGCGGTGGGCGTCCATTAGTTTTATTTTTTTTGTGTAGCCAATTAGTTTTCTGTCTTTGCCTTGGCCATCCCATAGCTCCTCTGTGGTTATTTCGAGGATTGCTTTCTGTATGAGCTCGGGCATGTCGTGTATATTTTTTAGGGTGTTGGTTCCTGGATCGTAGGCGTCGGCTATGTTTGCTGCGGTGTTTTTTAGTAGGCCGTCTGTTATATATTTTATTTCTAATTTTACTCTGCTGAATTCCTCGAGGAGTAATTCATTGATGCGTGCTTTGATGTAATCATTCGTCATTAACCTTCCAGCATTCTGTCTTGCCCCGTCTTCGCTGTATCCCGCTCTGATATAAGCCTTTGTCTGGTTTCTGTCTTTAATATACTCTAAGCAGAACAGCTCTTGGTTGGGGTTTAGCTGATAGGTGGGTTCTTGATTTTCTGGTTTGGGTTCCATGTTAAAGGCTTAACATAAAAAAAGCCTTTTGTCAATAGTTTTCTTTTGTGGGGTTTGTGTGGTGGGGTAGGGTTGTTCTTTTAGTCCTTCTTTTGTTTAGGGGCTTTTAGGCTCTACCCCGACGGAGATTTTTATTGCTTATCCGGTAGGTTGCGCTGGTCATAAGCATCGGAAATACGCAGTGGCGGATTATGCCGTCGCTCCCTTGATGCCATCCGTAATTTTTCTTTGTGGTGTCGTAGGCCCTTTTGCATACCGTGCAGATTGGTCTTTTATCTTTCATGGTCCTGCCCCTTCTTTTTTAGTGATAGAGGTTTAGGGAGCGCGATATCTGTATCTCTTTGTGGTTGAGACGTTGCTCTTCCTTTACGTATCCGGCGTGTTCCGGAGTGCCCATGGCTGCTATCAGCAGCCGGAAGTTTTCTTCATATTTTTTTTTGACGGCTGTTAGGCTTGCTTGCGTGTATTTCTTTTTCATTGAGTATTTGCTCTTGCCCTTGCTGGCTTCGGTGGTCTTTTTCTCCTTTTTCACTTCTGCCTCCTTTGCTGGTCCTCAAAGAAAGCCTTGACCAGCTCTGCGGTCCTGGCGTGGTGGCTGCCTATGTGCCAGTCGGTTATCTTGAGGATCGGGGTGCCGGCTTGCCCTAAGTAGCGCGGTCCGTCCTTGTAGTTGTATATGGTGAAGGGTTCGCCTGCTATCAGTCCCTGCCACTCCACGTCTGTCTTGTGATCCTGGCTTGTTTCTTCCGTGTTTGTGTTGGGGGGGCCGAAGACTTGGCAGAGCTGGGCGTAGGTGGCGTTTAGCTCTCCCTGCTTGGAGGTGCCCCAGCGCTCTTTGCCTATGTCTTTTAGTTCTACCTCTACCCTTACTTTAAGTGTGGCTGTCTTCTTCATCGGTAGGCCTCCTTCTGGTCAATGTGTCAAATGCGTCAATGTGTCAAATGCGTCAATCTGGTTATGCCTTCTTCCTGCTTCCCCAGCCGGCTTTCCAGCGCTCCTGGGCTGCCTGCTGAATCACGGTTATCTCCTGGGGGCTGATGCTGTCTGCCAGGACCTTGGCCAGCTCTTCCTTGGTTAGTATCCTGAAATACTTGATGCCTCTCTTCTGCGCCTCTGTCATGAGGGCTGCCCGGGTGCCTTGTTTGGTGGTTTTGACCTGGGCATCTATGCCTAAGCCTGTATCAATCGCCTCACCTGGGGTCTCTGCTGGCGTAACTTTAGGTGCCTCAAGGGCTTTCAGTGCCTTCTTGTCCTTAATTACCTTCTTTACCTTGGCTTCCTGTTTAGCCCTGCGGCCCGGCTTTCCCTTGTAGTACTTGTCGTGGAGTTCGCTGATCTTCTGTTTCGCAGTCATGTCTTCTTCCTTTCTTTGGTTAGGGCGCGTATCCTGACGCCCGGTTTTAGCCATTGCCTCTTGACTCGTTCCTTACCCTTGTAGTTGTAGTAGTGGTCTACGACTACCGCCTCTCCTGCTGGGTTGAAGCCTATGCCTATGCCTCCCATGCTCCCTCCTTTAGTCTTTGTTGCTTTTGGTAAAAATGCTTGTTCCATCCCATTGGCCTAAAACTGGCTCGATGAATCTCTTTGTGGCAGGGGTGGCATAAATAAAGCAGGTTCCCTGGTTGGTTGTTAGTTTCATTGTAATCTAAGTGGTGTATTACCATCCGGCGTGGCCTCTCATCGTATTCTGCGCATCGATAACACCTCCTTCCTGCGCGGTTTATCACGCTTTCCCTTATTTTTTCAGGTACTCTTTTCTGTTCGTAAGTTCCTGTCATTGTCATTACAAATTCCTCCAAAATTTTTTAGCTCTTTCCGAATTTCCTGAATAGCCAAAGTATAAAAGCTGATACACTGTCAAATCCCTGGCTCTTAGCTTTAGCCTCAATTTCCTGCTTTTCCGTCGGCGTTATTCTTATCTGCAGGTATTCTTTTTTAGGTTCTCTGTCCATAGTTAAAGCATATCACATTGTATTAGCGTTGTCAAGTCTTTTTTTGCTTATTTTTGGTGGGCTGGCCGCTCCGTGTTTGTGGTTAAGCCAGCCTATCGGTTCTTGGCTCCACTTTGGGTTCGCTAACAAGTCCCCGATGCGCTTCACCTGGTGCTCCCTGCTACGCCGTAGCCGGCGCGCTTGCCTTTTTTGATCTGGCGGTCCTGGCCGCGCTGGTATTGCTCTTTATGTTTAGGGTTGCAGAATAGTTCGCCTGGTTTGCAGGGGAGGCCGCACTTCCAGCAGAAGCCGGTAGGCTCAAGGCTCATTTTGTCTCTTGCTTTTCTGGGGTTTTAGTGTCTGTTGCTTTTATCGCTCTCATTATCTCCGATGCCTGAGAATATGTCAAGGTGATTCATTGAGGCATCCTGGCCTGGGGCCGAGTATATGCACTATCATCTCCGCCTCGCATACTGTGAGTTCGTTGAAGGGCTTGCCGTAATAGGCTTTTGTGTAGTCATCTGCCGAGCCTATGAAGCCGGTGTCCATGATCACGGAGCAGACCTCAGCCATCAGTTTGGTTGAGAGCTGAGAGGGCTTTTCCTCTTGCTTAGCTTTCGCTTTTTCCTTGGTCATAGTCTTGGAGCTCCTTTATGGCGTAGAATACCGGGATGCTGTGTTCCTTGGCGTATTCTACCTCTTTGTCTGCCCTTGGGCTTTCTCCGCCTATGCGCAACAAGGCATCGCAACGGGCTAAGATCTCGAGGTCATATGCATACCAGAACTCCGGCGGATGCGGTTGTAGGAGGTGCCAGAGCAGGTTCAGGTGTGGTATCACTGGAGTGAATCCTAAGTCTACCAGGGCCTGCGCTGTCCATATGGCGAAGCCGGTGTTGGCCACGGGGTCTGGGTTGGTGTAGGGTGCGGCTATGTAGATTAGCTTTTTCAATGCGGCAGCCTCCTGGCTTCCGGCACCGGGCTTATCTTGCGCAGTGGAGCTACTATTACCCGGACGGCGCCCTCGGTAAATACCATATAGTCTTGGTGATTATAGGCAAAGGATATCGATGAGCTGGGGTCGAAGACCACCATGTCTCCGGCTTTTACGTTCAGGCAGTCTGGCCCTGCGAAGAGCACTACCAGCTCCAGCATTGGGATCGCCCTGGGGTCCTGGTTCTCCGGGCGTAGTATCACGGATTTTTTGCTCTCGTCTCTTTTTACTATCACGTAGTCGAATATCGGCATCAGTACTTCCTCTTTCATTTTACTGCCTCCCTTTCTTTTTGAAGAACCCTCTGAATAATCCCTTGAGCCCTTTTGGCTCTTGCTGGGGTGGTTGTTGCTTCTGTGTCATCCTGGGCTTACTTTGCAGCTTCATCTCTCCTATCTTCCTCCTTTTTATATTGCATTAGATTCGACAACCGCTATCTTCTTCTTTCTACCGCCTCTTGCACCGTAATATCTGGCTGAATAACAGGTCAAAATCTTCATAATATCTTCGGCTAATTCTTCCTCATATTTACGCTCTTTGGTGTCCATAATCTCAACTTTAACGCCTAAGTTTCTAAAGATAGAATCAAGATATTCATAGCCGAATCTTGCTATGCGGTCTTTGTATTCAATCAAAACTCTCTCTACTTTTCCTTGAAATGCAAGGTTAAGTAATTTATGCAGACCTTTTCTTTTCTCATTTATCCCGCTGGCTATTTCATCAATGACCATGTATTTATAGCTCTGGGTTTCGGCGTGTTTCGTTAGTCTATCTTTTTGTCGCTGGAGATTTTCTTTCTGTTTTGCAGTTGAACATCTGGCATAAACAACGGTTAGTTTTTCTGGCTTCACTGCGAGCCTGCCAGTGAACGAATCTAAATCTTCTTGCATAAAACGCCTATGCCCGCCAGTGGTTTTGAAAGATTTAATCTTCCCATTATTGGCAAGCGTCTTGATTGTGTTTATGCTTACGCCGATATACTTACTTGCTTCTGTTGATTTTAATATCATAATTACATAATTCTTTTAAAGCATTTTCATAGTTTTCTTTTACAACATTCAAATAATCTTCTTTTTCGTGGATTGGACAAGGCAACCAACCTTTCATGTTTCCACCAAGCCTTGCTTGTTTTGCATAATGTTTAGCGTTTATATAACACCTACATTTTTTTGTTTTACTCAAGTTATTTCTCCTTCGCTTTTGCTGGTCTAAATTTCATGCACGAACAATATTTTTGAATATCTGTAGGCGTCCTAAATTGTGAATAAAAACAACCAAAATCTGTTAGTTCTTTCAATATTGAAATAGTTGTTTTTATCTTTCTGAGTTTATCCATTCTTCTTCTCCTATAAGTGCTGTATTAAAATCATTATATGATATTTCATTACCTACACTATTCTTACCCATAGTTGTAGAAAATAAAAAAGTTCTTTTTGCAATTATTTTGTTATTACCAATTTCCACTATTTTGCTTTTTCTATCACTATTTGTTAATTCTATTACACGGTTCTTCATTTCTTCTCCTTGTCAATCACGGAGGGCTCCGTGATTTGTTCTTTCTTCATTTTCTGTATCTCCCCAAGCAAAAACTTCTCATTCTCATTCATCAACTCTTGCAATTCAGAAACGGTCATCTCCTCATCTAACGGCTCGAAGAAATAAACCCGCTCTCCCTCGGTTTCAAAGTATGTTTTTGTTACTTTCGTTATCTTCATTTCCATGCCTCCAATTTACCATTTTTAGTCTAAAAAGTCAAGCTAATTTAATCGTATTTATACGGTTTTGGCGTGATTATGTTAGCAGTTACTAACCTGGTTATGGCGTCGCTTATCTTCTCGCCTGGGCTGAGTTTTATTCCGTGCTCTTTTATAAATTCTTCCCGGCGTCCTTTCTGGACGCATTGCTTGCAGGCGTAGCCGATGATCCCGCGCCGGTCTGGAGTGATCCGTTTCCTGGCCCTGCCCTTTCCTTCATAGACCTCGATATTCCCATAGAGGACAAGAGGAAAGTTTTGGGTTGTGGCCTTGTGAAGCGTCTTACATATCCTGCATTGCAGTTGTTTAGGCATCGGTTCCTCCAAACATTTCGGCGATTTGTGATATGGCTTGGTTGTAGCCTACCTGTAAAGGTGAACCAATATATCTTGTAGTATCTCCATAGGGTATATCTTTTTTCTTACTCTCCACAAGTTCCTTGAGTGCGAGTTTGGCTTGGGCTAACACCTCATTTCTTACCTCTGTTCTATTCGCCTCAAATTCTAATATTTTACTACTTGAACCAGCATTAAATACTACCCTCAATATCTCATCAACAGTTCTCATTTCTCTGCCTCCTATGCAAATCTTCCATTTATTCTTTTTCTGTTTTTGGCAAATTCTATTATAGTTTCTCTGTTCTTTAAGTGCCCAAGTTTTATATTATCTAAAAACTCTATAAAGCGACAATTAGATTTTATATATCCCTTCTTTTCCTCAATTCTATCTATACTTGGTTTTTTAAGTAGATATGCCCTGTCTCTAAACCATAAATCTTTGAAATCGTTTGGAGTCATATTGAATTCCAATTTTTTATAAGTGCGATGTTGTCCATCATTAGGATAATGAGTTCTCGTATAAGCACTTCCATAATGCATCTGCCAGGGGTTATCTTTTTTATATTGCTGGCTACAACTAATACAATATGAATGGCAGTATCCCTTATTTATACCAGTTTTATATTGCTTAAATTCTTCAATAGATTTTTCTTGTTTACATCTAAAACAAACTCTTTTCTTCATCCCTTCTCTCCTTCTTGGCTGGGTGGGGTTAACCTATTTTTTCCCCTTCTGCAAATTTCATCAAAAGCGTCAAAGATAATCTCAAGCCAGGGATTTAATTTTTTAATTAAAGGTATAAACTCATAATCCCTGCCTTTTGGCAAATTGTCGTAAGCATAAACCATATAGCGTTCTTCACACTCATCTACTTGGTTTAATAAATCTTTTAAATATTCCTTTTCGTCCTCATCTAATTCTTCTTCTTTTCCTGCAAGTCTTTCTTCAATTTCTTTTCTTGTTCTTTCTGGGTCATAGTCGCTTGGTTTTTGTGTTGACGCCATTCTTAACTTCTCGTACCAATAACTATCACTTACAAATCCTTCCGCAGAAGGATGAAATTCTCGGCAGAATATCCAATTACCATAATCACCAGTAATTGCCAATATTCCTTGTGTATTGATAAATTTAATTGAACCACAAACTGTATTGGGTTTAGCGAATATATGAATTAAAACCTCTGGGGTATCTATTATCTTTAATTCGTGTTTATCAAAATTTACATCCGTTCTCTTTGTCATCCTCCCCCTCCTATTTAGCCCTGCAAAGGTTTATAGCAACACCAATCACCTAACTTCGCCCCACAGTCACAATTTTTTCCACATCCAGCAAATGACCAAAGATAAACTTCAATTTCATCTTTACAAAAAGGACAAACAACGGTTTTAGTTGACCTACCAAATTCACTTCTCCCTTGATATGCAGGTAAACTTGCTCTAATTTCACATTTTACTCGCTTACCCTTTATTAAGATTTCTCTTGTTTCCATCATCCTCCTCCTTTTAGCCCTACCTAACCTAACCATACCTATTATTTAGTTTTTTTTCAAAGTCTTTTAGCTTGCGGTCTATCTCATCAGAGCTTGGTTTCATTAGGATCAGTAATAATACAAAGCAGGTTATCGCTCCTATTGTCACTACCATGCCAGTGTTCTCTGTGCAGTGGTAGATGATGCTGACCAGGGCTCTGTCTGCCAGTGCTTCCCACCAGATATCCCAACCGTTCAAAAAATCCGCTATCATCATGCCACTCCTTTCAAGTATTTCTCTGTCTCTTCCTCCAGGAATTTCCTGGCCTCCCAGAAATCCAGCTTGCCTGGTATTATGATTGCGTAGTATCCCCTGGCCAGGAGGTCGTCTCGCCATTGTTTTTGTTCCGGGCTGGGGTATGTCTTCACTTTTAGTTCTACAAACATGCCGTGGTATTTGCCTCTGGGTTCTAAGATAGCTATGTCAGGAAAGCCTGCCTTGTAGCCAGCGCGTTTCATGCGAATTGCGGCCATCTTGTTTGGGGTATGCATGCCTCCGCTCGAAGCGCAGAACAACACTCCTCGGCTGTATAGGTAAAACGTGTATTGCTCTTGGAGGGTTTGTTCGAGTTGCTTACTCACTTCATCACCTTAAATATCTCCGCCAGGCTCATTGCCGGCTGGCTCTTTATTTGCCTATGCTCTTCTATGTTCTTTATAGCGAAGTATTCCTCGCTGGCCTTGCGGATCGCTGTTTTAAACCATGCCCATTGGTCTTTTATGCCTGCTTTGTTTTTGGCGTAGGAGTCGCAGACCTTAAGCAATACCTCTTCTGGGAATAGCCTGCCGGGCTCCCATTTTAGCTCTTTCTTTAATCGTTCTAAGAGCTTATATATATTGAATCCGTCTTTATAGACTTTATCTAAGGCAGACTTCAGTTTTTCTGAAGGCTGTTCTTTATTCAACTCTACTCTACTCAACTCTACTCTACTCTGTGTGAGTGGTATGTGAGGGCTCAGTGAGGGCTCAGTGAGGAGTATAGTATAGAGCTCTTTTACTTGTTTGGGTGGGGCTGGGTAGGATCGCCTTGAGGGGTGCTGGATGTGCTGGTGTTTAAGTAGGGTGGGACACCAGAGCCAGTGTTTACCCTCGGCTTCAAAGGGAAATAGTCGACGAGCTTTAATGCACTCTTGTATTAAGTCTTCTACGTTAACATTGTCTGCTGGGAATATTTGCCCTTTAAGTAAAAATGTGTCGTAAGGCATTACGCCGTTGGCGTCGTCCATGTGGCACCAACTCATTATATAGAAATACCTGGCGGGTATGGTAAGCTGGGCGATCTCCTGCTCCAGCGGGTATATTGGGTCTATCTGTCGTTTTCTGGCCACCTATCCCTCCGTTTGCTCCGTGCTTGTGCCTTCCTGGGTACGGTCCAGGTATTGGATCGTGTCTATGGTTAGCTCTATTACTGAGTGTTTCTGCCCTGGCGGGGCTTCCCATGACCGGGTTGTCAGGCCGCCCTCTACGAATACCGCACTGCCTTTTTTGAGGTGCTCGTTGCAGTTTTCTGCGCGCTTGCCCCAGATTACGGCAGTTATGAACAGCTTGTCTTCCCGGTCCTCTTCTGTCTTGGTCTTGTAGATGCGCGAGGATGCCAAGCGCAGGTTGCAGACTGGA